CAGCAAACAACAACTAATGCTGGAACTTTAGGAACAGATGCAACAGTAACTTACCAACCAGCATATCCAACTGCCCCAAACGATTTGAGATATTACTGCACAAGTCATGGCAATGGCATGGGTAATACGATTACTATGAATAATCCCAACACAACCACTTCGACTTCAACCACAACATCTACAACTCAAACAAATCCATTTGGAACACCAAGTTCAAATAAGTTTCCTGATGAAATATTTTTTCTTGACCGAAAAGTTGTAGAAAATAGAGAGGTTGTGCAGTATGAGTTAGTTTCTGCTCTTGATCTTGCAAATGTTCGAGTGCCAAAAAGACAAATAACAAGAAAAGATTTTGACGGAGTTGGAACATTTATTGACGCATGACTTGGAAAGAAAAAGCTGCTAACCATGCCAAAGAATGTTTTCCAAAAGAAAGCTGTGGCCTTTTGGCAATAGTAAAAGGCAAAGAAACCTATTTTCCTTGCAAAAATTTAGCAAATGACCAAATATCATATTTTATTATTGATCCTGATGACTGGGCAAATGCAGAAGATAGTGGTGAACTTATAGGATTAATTCACTCACACCCAAAAGGGCCTATATTTCCTTCTGAGGCTGATAAGACAGCTTGTGATTATTTAGGTCTTGAATGGCACATCTACAGCCCAGAAATTGATGATTGGTATAGTTTTAAACCTTCTGGATATAAGCCGTCATCAATAATAGGTAAAACTTGGATTTGGGGGGCTGCTGATTGTTGGACTATTGTTGTTGATTATTTTAAAGAAAAAGGGTTAATTGTTGGAGATATGACAAGGCCAAAAAGCCCTTATGAAATGCTTTCTAACAACAAGTTTGAAAATGAAATACCAACTTGTAATTTTATAGAAGTTAATGACGATATAAAAAAAGATGATTTGTTATTGTTTAGTATGGGTAAAAATATCGGCTGTCATGTTGGTATTTATGTAGGAGATCAGATGGTTTTACATCATCAAGTAGGTAGACTAAGTTCAAAAGATTTATTGGATTCTCAAATGCAAAAATCAATCTATAAAAGGTATCGTCATGTTGAGAACAATTAAAGTCTATGGAAAACTTAGGCAGATATTAGGTCAGTCAACATTTGAAGCTGATCTTAATAATGTAGGACAGGCATTTAGTTTTCTATATAATAACTTTCCTGAGTTAGAAGGTCATTTATTAAATAACAACTACCGAGTATGGACAGGAGATAAATTAGTTACTGAAGAAAAAATATTCATGTCTGGTGAAAGTGATATTAGAATTATTCCTGTTGCGTCTGGTTCATTTGGTTTTTTAGCTCCTGTACTAGCACCTCTTTTGGCTGGTGGTGTTTCATCTGCAATTTCAAGCGTTGTTGGTACAGGTATTATTGGGTCTATCGTCACTGCTGTTGGTACTTCTTTAATCGTTGATGGTGTAACCTCAATGCTTGCTCCACAACCACCTACTATGAGTCCGTCTGGCATGGACGCAACAGACCCAGCTTCACTTGCTTCAAACTATTCATTCAGTGGAATAACCAATATTAGCAAAAGTGGTGTTCCGATTAATTTAATATATGGAGAGACTATAGTTGGTTCAGTGACAGTTTCAAATGGTATTGATACAGTTCAAGTCAGAGGTGACGCATAATGGCTGGCATACAAGAATTTAGTCAAGATACTATCTTTACTAATCCAGAACTACCCACCGATACCCTTTCATCAAAACAATTCAATACACTTGTTGAAGTCGTAGGAGAAGGAGAAATAGAGGGATCAGCAACAGCATCAAAGGCTGGTCTTACAAAAGGAACAACCGCTTATAACAATGCTTTTAAAAAAGATATATTTCTCAATGGAACACAACTACTTCTTAGTTCCGCAGATAACACATCACCAACAGAAGGTGAATTTAACTTTAAAGATGTAGGTTTTGAACCTAGATTTGGCACATCTAATCAAACTTTTATTAATGGAATTGCAAATATTGAAACAGAAACATCTGTTGGAGTTGCCGTTACTTTTGGAAACCCTATAACTAGAGCCGTTTCTAATAACTCTGTAAATGCAATTAGAGTTACAGTTTCATTTAGTAATATTCAAAAAGTCGAAAGCAATGGAGAGATAACTGGTGCAAGTGCTGGGGTAAAGATTGAGATAATACAAAATAATGGAACTACCACCACACCAATAGATGACACTGTTACAGGAAGATCAACCAGTGCATATTTCAGAGATTATCTAATAAATTTACCAGCAAATACAAGCTTTCCTATAAACGTAAGAGTTTCCAGAACAACTGCTGATACTACAAGTCCAGAGTTTACAGCTTTTAGCTGGTCAAGTATGACAGAAGTTATATTTAAACAAAACGCTTATCCTGACACTGCTCATTTAGCTTTAAGGTTTAGTGCAGAATCTTTCCCAAGAATCCCTAAAAGGTCATTTAGACTAAGAGGAATCAAGACAAAAATTCCGCATAATGCCACAGTTGACATACAAACTGGTCGTATAATTTATGCTGGAACATTTAACGGAACATTTAAAACTGATAAAGAATGGCACTCAGATCCAGCTTGGGTGCTTTGGGATATTTTGACAAACACCCGCTATGGGCTATCGGTTGCAGAAAGTTCTTTAGATCAATATACATTTTATAATCAATCTGTTTATAACAATGAGTTAGTAGATGATGGGGAAGGCGGTCAGGAGGCTAGATTTGCAATCAATGTAAATATCACTCAGCAACGTGAGGCTTTTAATTTAATAAATGATATTTGTTCAGTGATGAGGGTTATGCCCTTTTATGCGGCTGGTTCTATATCAATATCTGGTGATCGACCATCTGATCCTGTTTATCAATTTACTCTTGCCAATGTAACGGAAGAAGGATTTACTTATAGTGGTTCTTCATTAAAAACAAGACATACTGTTATTAATGTTGGATATTTTGACCTTGAGACAAGAGCTATTGATTATGAAACTGTAGAAGATACCGCAGCAATAGCAAAATATGGCACTGTAATAAAAACTATTAGAAGCTTTGGTTGTACAAGTAGAGGTCAAGCCTCACGCATGGGAAAATGGTTTTTATATAACGAACAGAAATCAGGTGAGTCTTGCACATTTAAAATCACTCCTGAGTCTGGAACTTTAGTAAGGTGCGGTCAGATAATCTCTATAAGTGACCCTGTAAAAGCTGGATTGAGAAGAGGTGGAAAAATTAAATCTGCCACAACAACCTCAATAGTGGTTGATGATTCTACAAATACAAGTTTAGATGCCACAAATAATGCAACATTAACTGTAATTATGCCTGATGGATCATTAAGTACTAAAGTTATTTCTAGTGTTTCTGGAACAACAATAAACGTAAGTTCGGCTTTTTTAAATTCAAGCAATCAAGCAGAAGCCCCTAATGCAAATTCTGTTTTTATAATTCAAAACGATACTTTAGAAACTACAACTTGGAGAGTTATCACAGTTAAAGAAAACCCAGATTTGACTTTTGATGTTACCGCTTTAGCTCACGATTCTGCTAAATATGCTTTTGTTGAAGATGGTGTTGCATTACCAACAAGAACAACAACTGTATTGACCGAGTTAAAACCAGCACCAAGTAATTTGGAAGCCGAAGAAAAAATTGTTGTTATTGATGGTGATGCTGTAAGTAAAATATTTTTAAATTGGCAGCCTGTTTTAGGTGTAAATAAATATCAGGTTCAATATAGATTCAATAATGGTAATTTTATTACGCAAAATGTAACTAGCAATACTTTTGATATAGAAAATAGTCAAAAAGGTACTTATGAGATTAGGGTTTTTAGTTTTAATGCTATTGATAAGCCCAGCGCAGAGCCAGCGATTCTTACTGTCAATACTTTAGGAAAGACAGCCCTCCCAGACGATCCTACAAATGTAAGAATAGAGCCTATTCAAAACACTGATCTTGTAAGGGTTAGATTCGATCAATCCACCTCTCTTGATGTGCTTCATGGGGGGTTCGTGGAGATCAGACATTCTGTATTAACAGACGGAACTGGAACATTTTTTACTGCTCAAGAACTTGATAAGGTGGCTGGCAACTCTACCTCTGCAACTCTACCTAAATTAGATGGTGAATATATTTTAAAATTTATTGATGATACAGGAAATAGAAGTGCTGGTGAAGGTTCTGCAATTATAGCTTTACCAGAGGATCAAACATTTTTATCTGCTTTAACAAGAAGAGAAGATCAAGATAATCCTAAATTTCAAGGAACAAAAACCAACACAGAGCTTGATGGTACAAACACCTTTTTACAATTACAAGATTTAGGTTTTGATTCAATTACAGACTTTAATACTTTAGATGGGACAGCAACTTTAGATGAAGTTTTAACTATAGCTGCATCTGGTACTTATGATTTTGGTGGGGCTGCTGGCACTTCTTTCTTGGATTTAGGAGGTGTGTTTAATGTTAATTTCAAACGTCATTTGAAATCAAATGGTTTTTTACCTAATGATAATTTTGATGCAATAGATGAATTAGATAAAAGACAGAATTTTGATGGTATTGATGTTGCAAATGTTTCTTCAGATGTTGCGGTTGCAATTACACAAGATGATCCTTCTGGGTCCGCAACTTATACGGCATTTCAAAGTTTTACAAATGGAAACTTCAAAGGGCGTGGATTCAAATTTAGATGTTCTATGGCATCAACAGACCCTTCAGCTAGTATCAAGGTTACAGAGCTTGGTTATACGGCATCATTCACTAGAAGAACTACACAAAGCACAGTTTTAACTACTACTGGTGCAAGCACTGGTCAACCAAATGCTTACACTTTCGATGCTCCTTTCTTCACAGGTGCTGCTGGTTTAGGAGGTACAAATAGCTCACTGCCAAGCATAGGGATTACAAGTCAAAACATGCAAAGTGGTGATTTCTTTGAATTAAGTAATATTTCGGGGACAGGCTTTTCAATAGTTTTTAAGAATGGAAGTAGTATAGTAAACAGAGATTTTACATTTCAAGCTGTCGGTTTTGCAAAAGGAGGGTAGAATAGGCACAAAGCTTTTAATTTATGGCACAAGTTTCAGATTATACAATTAATAATGATTCTGGGGCGAATGTAAGAGCCGACCTCAATAATGTCTTTGCTGCTATACAGAGTTTAAATAGTGGCTCATCAGATCCAGCACACTCAGCTACAGTTGCAAATATGCTGGTTGTTAATACAACTTCAAACCTTTTAAAAATAGTAAACGCTAGTAATAATGGGTTTATAACTATTGGTAATGTAACTCAAGCTAATTTAGGGCTTGCTCCTTTAGCTGGTGCAACTTTTACAGGAAAAGTAACTCATAACTATGTAACAAGTGTTCGTATGCCAGCAGGGAGTACTAGTGATAGAGGCTCAAGTGCTAACGGAGATTTTAGATATAATACTTCCACACACAAATTTGAAGGGTATCAAAACGGAAACTGGGGGGATATCGGTAGTGGCGGCGGAGCAACTGGTGGTGGCTCAGAGGCTATTTTTCACGAGAATGAGAATCAGATGGATCAAGACTATACAATCGGTGATGGCACAGCTAATATAAATGCAGGTGTTTTTGGCCCATTAACAATTAATGCGACTTTGACAATTCCATCAACTTCTGTTTTATCTATCGTTTAGTTATGGCTTTTATTATTGACGGATCAACAGGAATAGCAACAGTAGACGGCAGTGTTTTAGCACCAAGTCAACGTGGACAGGACAGTAATAGCGGAATATCTTATGCAGCGGATACTATAAAATTTTCAACAAATGGTGTTGAAAGATTAGCTATAACTAACACTGGCTTAAGTGGCGATGGATCAGGTTTAACTGGAATATCTGCTGGAATAACAATGGCAGATCAGTGGAGAAGAACTGCTAACGTTAGTTTAAATAATAGTGACAATTATCTTACTACTGATTGGGAAAGAATTGATGGTTCTGGGCAGGGTACTTTACCTGTAAGCACAGATACTTCTAATTTAATGCAAGAAAATGGAGGTATATTTACATTCCCTTCTACAGGAATTTATAAAGTAGAGTGGCAATGCTACTTCGAAGATACTGACTCGTCTAGTGCTAATGCTGTAAGTATATATATTACTACAGATGATAATAGTTATAATTCACGTGCTATTGCCTTCACTTCTGCGGCAGACATATCTACATATAATTATTGTTCCGCTCATTGTCAAACTTTTGTAGACGTTACAGATAAGACTCAAGTAAAAGTTAAATTTAGAGTTTACAGTAGTAGCTCTGTCGTAATGGATGCTTCTTCATCTGAAAATAGAAACTGTGCCACATTTATACGTTTAGGAGATACATAATGATTCATAACGTATATTCAGCACTGCGATCACTTAAACCAACACAAAGTTGGAGTTGGAGTGGTACTGACTATTCTGGATTAGTGTGGAGCGACAGTGGAACAGCCCCAACAGAATCAGAAATAAATGCAGAATTAACAAGACTTACAAATGCAGAGCCAATGAGATTATTAAGAGTAGAAAGAGATAGATTATTAACAGCTTGTGATTGGCGAGCTAGCTCTGATTTAACACTTTCAGATAATTGGAAAACATATCGTCAAAGTTTGCGTGATTTACCAGCAAGTGCATCGCCAAAGTTAGACGCAAATGGTAATTTAGATATGAGTTCTGTTACCTTCCCTACTGAACCAAGTTAATTATGGCAAGTATAAAATTAAAACACGCATCAGGCAATAGCACTATTTTAAATAGTCCAGCAGCTAACCCTACCAATGATGTAACTCTTAAATTACCGTCTACAACTGGTTCGGCTGGTCAAGTTTTAAAAGTAGCAAGTGCGAACCATAGTTCAACAAATGCAGAACTTGAGTTTGGTGCTGGTGGTAATACAGGTAGTTTACAAGTTCTAGAAAAGTTTTATTTATTAGCAGATGGCAGATCAGTTTCTACATCTAACGGAACAGTAACAACATCTAATGTTACGGCTCAACAGGATTTAACAGATTCTTTTGCTGAAGCGACAGGGTCATCATTAACTTATCAGCCACCAACAGGTACAACAGAAATTATATATGAGTACAAATTCCTTCTTGCAGAAAATAATTCCAATGATAGATATTTAGCTCCTTACTATGTAGATATAGATGGATCAGAAATACTTGAATCTAGATCAAGTAGAATGGGTAGTGCAGAATACCACGATACAGTAAATGTTAAATATGGATTTAGGGTCAATACTGGTGGTAGTAATAATGCTACAACAGGGGATCGAGCATCTTTATCATCAATAACTATTAAAACTATGATAAGAAGATGGGCAAGCTCTTACGCAGCAAAAATACACCACCTTCAATATTATAGCGGCACAAGTACTGTTGATATTACAAGAAGACCTTATGTAGGAATTACAGCTATAGGTACACCATCATGAGCGAGATCAAGGTAAATTCGATAAAAGGGGTCGGTGCAAGTACACCAGCTATCAGTATTGATAATACTTCTGGAACGTGTACTGCCAATATTACTAATAACTTAAGTAATCGTAATTTAATAATTAATGGAGCTATGCAAGTGGCTCAACGTGGTACATCCGATTCGGGTATTACAAGTAGTGAATATGCTGATGGCCCAGATAGATACAAACTTGGAGGTAGTAGTTTTGGAACTGTGACAGTTAGTCAATCAACAGACAGTCCTGATGGTTTTTCAAATTCATATAAAGTTGATGTTACAACAGCTAATGGATCTCTTTCTGCTGGTTCACTTTTAGAAATTCAACAGAGCTTAGAGGGTCAAAATGTACAAGCCTTTGCAAAAGGTACTTCAGTAGCGAAACAATATGCTTTAAGTTTTTATGTGAAAAGCACTAAAACTGGAACTTATGTTGCAATGTTATTTGATCATGACAACAATAGAATGGTTTGTAAAACGTATACTGTATCAGATGCAAATTGGAATAAATATACATTAATTTTTCCAGCAGATACAACTGGTGCTTTTGATAATGATAATGCAAAATCTTTTTCCGTAAAGTTTGTTTTAGTAGCTGGTACAACTTTTACTAGCGGAACTTTACAAACAACATGGGGATCATCTTCTAATGCAGACAGCAGAGTAGGTCAAGTAAATTTTGCAGATTCTACTTCAAACGACTGGTATCTTACAGGAGTTCAGTTAGAAGTAGGTAGTGTGGCTACAGATTTTGAGCATAGGTCATTCGGTCATGAGCTTGCTTTATCTCAGAGATATTATCAGCAATATACAAATATTATGTCTGTTGGTTATGTACCTAATAATTCCAGTAAAAGTTATTCACATGGATTTCACTTCCCTGTTGAAATGAGAGCAGCACCAACTTTGACAATATCGAACACAGGAAGTACCGCAGGGCAATATGTTAATGATGGAGATACAAATAGAAATGTCTCTTCACTTAACTCACATGGTAGTCAAACTTATCAAATGGAATACTATTTTAATCTTTCTGGAGATTTAGCAGATTATAGAGGTGCTTATGCAGTTTCTAGTACCAGTACAACCCACCAAACAACATATTTTATAACAGCAGAACTTTAATTATGGCATTTCCTAGCAATCCTATTTATAAATTAGTAAACCATCCAATATCAGGTGAATTGCTAAACATAAGAACAGCAACAGATGATTTCATTCCAATAGCTGAAGATAACACCGATTATCAAAACTATTTATTGTGGGTTTCTGAGGGCGGAGTTGCCGAAGCTGCTGACTAATTAACCTTTTCCATTTGTCTAGTCATATAGCTGGTTATTAAATATAAAGGAGTAA